AACTGTTCACACAGAACCAGCCGATCAGCAAATTGCTACATTGTTTCACCGTGGAGTCGATACTGACATTACTATTAGCGTAAAAAAAAAAGTAACTTTTAATGTCTACAAACTCAAATCATCAACCTCAACTAGTGAAGCAAAGCTGTTTACGGTTTATGCGAATATTATTGGGCGCATTCAAGGTGCTTACATTTTTGAAAAAACAGTTTCTACGGGATTTAGTTTTTCAGCTTCATCTAGTAGCATCAAGATATTCCAAAAAAATGCCAGTAGTACGGTCAATCTTTCAGCAACAGCGATTGCTACAAAGATCTTTCAGAAAAATACATCAATTAATTTTCAATTTTTTAATAATCAAACAATTTCAGAATATAAGATTTTCAGAACATTCTGGAATCGAACGCAACCCAACTGGGAAGCTAAGTCACACAACTGGGAGGATATAGAATAATGGCAACATTAGAAGGCAAAGCAATTAAAGATACCTACAAGGATTTGCTGCAAGTTAGCAGCGTGAATAACAGTGGGGTAACAGCTACACTTGATACCGTAGAAGACGGTGAGGGTACATCATCTGCATTAAAAATTTCTACTCAAGGTGTTGAAATAGCTGGCGATTTTCATGTTACTGGCACTACTACTGGAGTTCCACATACTGATTACAAAGGCAATTATTCGTCATCAACAGCTTATGTTAAAGATGATGTAGTTTTTTATGCTGGCACTAGTTATATTGCACTTGGAAATACTACTGGAAATACTCCAACGAATACTTCGTATTGGGGAATACTGGCTCAAAAGGGATCTGATGGTGCGAGTGGATCGCAAGGTATTCAAGGACTAACTGGACAGACAGGCCCAGCAGGGCCTAAAGGAGAGACTGGAGCAAGTGGAAGTAATGGCACAAATGGAACCAATGGCACTAATGGAACCAGTCCAACCTTCTCCTATAATTCAACTACTAAGATTTTGTCGATTACTACATGAGCTACGACTTAGGCAATACTGATGTCATTACTTATGATGGTAGTGATGTTGAAAAGTTAAACCTTAATGGCACAACTATTTGGGAGAAACAATTACTAGAAGTAAATTACACTGCTGGTTACGATTCTCTATCAGTAGCTATAACTGCATCAAAAAGTGTAGCGTATGTTCAGTATAATTTACAACCTCGTCATGGAGGACTGACTTGGAAGAATCCTTACAGCTACGATGTGGAATACTCTTTCGATTACTCTGCTGGACTTCCATATTATCAGATTGAGTACAATGCTAATAACGGAACGGGATTTCAACCTTTATCTCCTAGATATGAATATGTGTCTACTGACGGAACTTCTTTAAATTGGGAACAGGCTAAGAATGCGGCTATTGCTAGAGGTGGAAAATTGGCTTCTCCTAAATCAAGCGCTGATTTAGCAAAACTTAATACCTATCTTAACACGGTAAATATTGGAGTTGGTGCATGGATTGGATTGAAAAAGGATGGTAATGATTGGAAATGGGTGGATGGTTCGGTATCTGCAATCAATAATTGGTTAAGTGGCGAGCCAAATAATGCATTCGGTAATGAGAGTTATGTGCATGTGCTTAATAACGGAGTTGGGGGTTCTACTAATTATAATTGGAATGATGTAGATCTTGCAGCAAGTAATGCCAGTCATTGGGGAAATCCTCGATTTGGTTACATTATAGAGTATGATGAAGGTAGAATTTATCAAAACAGTGGTGAAGATGCAACAGCATGGAGGTTAAGAAGTTGGGCGGCAGTAAAGCCACTAATAGAGGCAGATGGAGGCTCAATAACTTCATTTACCGTGACTGATCGTAGTACTTCGGGTGATATAGTATTTCAAAATACTCCAGCAAACTACACCGCACAAGTTAAGGTACATTACACTGATGGTACGGTTGAAGATAGTGTTGCAGAATCAGTTTCAATCCTTGGAGATATTATATATACCGCAACCAAGGCAAATGTTCACTCAAGAAACCCACTCACAGTAGCTGGGTATGGTTGTGCATACCAAGCTGATTTAGGCTGGTCTGTATACCGACAGAGTGGTCAGTTATATATAGCTATTGGGTATATGAGTAGTGTACATCATGGTAGTGCAGATCAGAATACATTAAGGAATGCAACGCATGAGAGTCTATTAGCGGAATATAATGAGCATGGCCCTCATGCGGCCGATCAATCTCCCTTTATTGAAAATGTTAAACTTCCTTTAACATATCCCGAAGAATGGGTCTACGGACAGCAGAGCAAAGTATTTGGTCATCAAGGAGGTTTTGCTTTTGGGAATCCAGTTATATCTTATGCGGCATCAAATGGGTGGATTTTTGCAGCAAAACTTAAATCTGACGGTAGAATAGAAGTAGCTATGAACGGCAGGAATGGAACTGGTGATGATGGAAGTACGATGAGTCTGAACGCTTTGAATTGTGCTTTTAATATAGTCGCAGATCGGCCAAACGGGACTGCAATAACTCCATATATTTTTAATTATGAGTGATATTATAACAGTAAAAGATGAAGCTAGAGTTCTCTATAATATGTATGTTGCTACAGACATGCTAAAAGATGGTGAGTATCTAGATGTGTCCGCAACAATTGAAAAAATTGTTGTAACTGGAAAGACAGTTAAAGTTTTTTACAAAAATGGAACAACTAACACACACACTGGAGAATAATAATTTCAAACAAGGAGAAATAAAAAATGAGTCAAGCAACAGATTATTTGGAGAATAAAATTTTAACAGGATTACTAGGAGGGACGAATGTGACATTCCCCTCAAAACCATATGTTGGGTTATTAAAATCAGCACCTACTGACAGTTCAACGGGAACTGAAGTTGATGGAACAAATTACGAACGGGTTGCTGTTGGTGGATTTGGACAGGGAGAATTTACTGTTGATGCAACTGGATCTGCAACTAATGCGGCAGCATTCACATTTAATGATGCTGAATCAGACTGGGGAGTGGTAACACACATAGCACTTTTTGATGCTGCCACAGGTGGAAACATGCTTTTGTACGGGACACTAGATACTACTGCCACTGTAGAGGCTGGTGATATTTTTAGGGTTCCTACAAATGGTTTTAATATTTCAGTAGATTAAGTTGTTGTTAGTCATGCACCTTACCTTTTTTTGCATGGGGGTATGTTTTTTAAGGTAAGGTGCTTTTTTTATGAGCGAAGGAATATCAGAAGAGTCCAGTTTAAAAACCAATACTGGCTTTGCCTTAAAACTAATTGGAGGTGTAATTTTTTGCGTCTGGTCGGGAGCTTCGATCATGGCACAAATTAATGCTCTGGAACTTGAGATTGAAAGACTTAAACATTCTGTTGAGCGCAACAGCTTCTTCACCGAAAATTGGCCGAAGGGAACCATTGGAGCATTACCAGACGATTTGGAGCAATTCATGCGAATTGAAGTTTTAGAAAAGCAAACTTTAAAGCATGAGAAGTTGCTGGAAGATATGAGATTCGGGAGGGCAGAGTGAAATGGGTGAAGTCCTGCTTATGCTTCTTACGGGCGGAGGGTCAACTGCAATGGGTGCAATGCTCAAAGGTGTATTTGGTTTTATATTTGAAACTAAGAGGCAAAAGCATGAGTTGGAACTCGCGCGAGAGAGTAGAGCAAATGATAATTTCATTAGACTCCAAGAGCAACTTTCTAAAAGTGGTGATACAAAGTCTGTTTCTTATACTCGTAAGTGGATTGCTCTGTGCGGTATTGGCACTTACTGCTTGTGCATACTCGCAACCACATGGTGGCCTCAAGCAGAATTCATTTCGATTTCCAACCCCACAGGTGAAGGAAGAACGGAATGGTTCTTTGGACTCCTCTCTTATCCATCGGCACAAAAACCAATCATTATCTCTAGCGGACACCTTGCCTTTATGGGGCAAACATCCTTATGTGCGATTCTCGGGTTTTACTTTGGGCCGTCCCCCAGAAGACGATAAATGATGGATATAAATTTCATATTTCAATTGATTACTGGTTTACTTATCGCACTTGGAGGATTCGTTTTAAAAGGTGCATTTAATTCATTAACCCAGCATGACAAGCGTATCAATAAGCTAGAAGTTGATATGGCACGAAACACTGCTGAAAACGAAAGTCTATTTAAAAGGTTAGATAATATAGAATCTAAATTAGATAGGCTACTGGAGGGTAGGCATGGCAAGATTTAGATCATACGGTCAATTAGATGATCCGCATGTTGAAGATGGAGATCCTGCGTTTCGTGGATTAGATCAAAATACAGAACCTACTTTACTTGAAACAGGAATTGTACAGCAGGCAGAAAATGTAAGGTTTGATCAAGGAATTGTTAGGTCAAGAAAAGGATTAGAAATTGCCAGCCCAATTGTTGGTGGAAAGGCATTAGTAAAATTTTTAGATCCAATAAATAACAGAGAAGATATTCTAGTAGTTACCAATGATAAACTTATTGGTGTAGGTCTAAATGGAATTTATATAGGAAACTGGGATAGGAATGAAGATACATGGAATAGTGCTTCTTATTTGTTTAACCAAGCAACAGTAGTAAACGAAGATTTAGATGAACCATACGGAGATGATGATGAAGTTTTTGGGATCCAAGCATTTGAGCAAGTTTTATTATTTTGTAAAGACAATCGCCCGAAAGCATGGACGGGTGGAACGAACACAGATGTTAATCAGTTGTCTGAAACTCCTGCTAATTCATCAGTGGACTTTGCATGTCCATCTGCCCCTTTTGGTTACTATTTCGCAAACAGGTTAATTGTACCTTATTACGAGGACAGTCCATCGACTACAGCATTTTCAGATATATTAGAACCAAATGAATTTATTAATCTTAATACTTTTTTCTGCAACAAAGGAACCGCAGATAAAACTATGGGATATGTTGGTTTTACCGAAAACCAAATTTTAGTCTTAAATAAGGAAAGCATTCATTTAATTAATAATGTCCATGCTTTGGAAACAAACTCAACTAGCTATGAAGTCACTAGACAATACGGGGTAGCAGGGCATAGAGCTTATGTTCAAAATGGAAGCTATATTTATTTTGTAACCAGTGAAGGTAACATTCAAGTTATGGTTCCATCTGGAGATCCAGCGAAAGGAATGGGGATCGCTGTGTCGAAAATAACTTTAGATCAAGAAGCATTAAGTAAACCAATTACTCCATTTTTAGAAACAGTAAACGCAACTTACTTGTATCGCTCAATTGTTCACTACCATAGAAATAAAATATATTTTTGTTTACCAGTTGGCGATTCTCAATACCCAAATGCTATAGCGATCTATGATTCATTAAATTCAGTTTGGGTTTCAATCGACACTTTTGAGCAAAGCTGGTTTCAGATCAGAGATTTATGCTCACTGGATAATGACTTGTATCTTTTGAGTAATCAAAAAGTTTATAAATATGATACTGGAACTGATGATGATGGTCACAGTATAATTTCAAAATTAAGAACTCGAGATTACATGTGCCAGACTCGAGATATTAAAAAATTTGTTCGTAGTACAATTAGTTACGGGGTCGATGAAGGAAGTAGTTTTAATATTAAAACTCACACTAAGTCACCAGATGTAACAACAATAAGTAAAGACACTTTTGCTGCGGAAGATAAGCCAAATAATTTAAGTCGGTTTAATTGCCGACAACGGGGTTATTCTGCAAGCGTAGAGATTCAGAATAGTGGCGCACCAATTAAGGTTAAAAGCGTAAGCATGGAAGCATTTGTCCACGCAGGAAAGGCTGCTGCAAATTATGGCAAATAAACCTACAGTCACAACTAAGCGTCCTGCTGTTGGGGTTGAGTTTACTCCTGCACTTTTTCAAGACGCAATCACACCAGATGTTATTTTTGATGAGTTAGATTTAAGCACTGTTGATTTTAATAATGCTGAATTAAATAATGTAAAAATTAATGGTGCGGAGTTTAGTGGAACAATTACTGGACTAACTGATCAAGGTGCATCGAACTTAGATGACTTGACTGATGTTGAGTCAATTAATCCAGAGGATCTTTCTGCTCTTCAATATAATGCATCTAGAAATTTATGGGAAGCTGTACCAACTAATGAGTTTGTGGATGGACTTATTGACGGTGGACATGCTGACACAATTCATTTGGAAATTCTAGATATAGACGGGGGGGGAGCATGACCACATTTAGGAGGATTCTTTTACGCAGAGATTCTTCAAATAACTGGAGTACACAGAATCCAGCTTTACGACAAGGCGAGGTAGGCTGCGATCTAGATGCAAAGAAATTTAAACTAGGTGATGGTTTCACATCATGGAATGATCTTCCATATATGAACGAATCTGAACTTCAATCAATAAGAGATGAATATGGTGATGAAGTATCATTCAATATTCATTTTGACTTAACAAAAATATAAAAATGAGTGCGACAGATATATTAGGAAAAATAGGTGAGAAAGTAGGAAGTGAATTTAATTCATTTCGAGTTAGTTTAGGTAATGTTTATTCGACTAAAGTTAGTCTTGGAAATTTAGCGAGTTCAGTCAGTACTAACACTGGGGATATTTCTACTAACACAAGTAATATTACTAACTTGCAGAATGCTTCTAGTAGTTATGCAACAAAAGTAAGTCTGGGTCAGACTCGTGTTTCAATATCAAATATGTTGAATGGCACAACTGCATTCTCAGACCTTTCAGCATTACGAGCATCAATTGGAGATCTTACAGTTACTGGAACGACTACCACTCTCAATACTCAGACAGTTGAGATCGAGGATAATATTATTGAGGTCAATCTTGCACCTATCACTGGCAATGAAACTGCCCAGACTGGGGGTATTCAAGTCAACAGAGGGTCTGGTAACGACAAGGCTAAACTTATTTGGAACGACACTGCTAGTAATTTTCAGTTCAAGTTAGGAACTGGTGATGCAAATATTGAAAAAGTAAAAGTACCAAGTGGTAGTGCCATTGTAATTAACAATGTTTCTTTAGGTAACTACGCATCTTTTGAAACTGAATTTAATGCTAATAAATAATGTCTGACATTCTTGGACAGATTGGTGCATTGGTTGGACAGGAGTTCAGTCATGTCTCTGATCGTTTTCAAGACTTATCTGGAGAAGATAACTACTCAGAAATAACTTATGATTCCAGTGGAAATGTTTCTAGTATATCAACATGGGTAGATGACACTAAAGCAAATCTGATTAAGGTAAAGACACTGACCTACACCACTGGGTCACTTACTGGAATTGTGGTCACAGATGGGAGTAATACTAAGCTAACTCAAACTTTAGCTTACGACTCAAGTGGAAACTTGGAAAGCATAGAAAAAAATTACGAATGAGTTTTTCTGAATTAAGTAACAAGATCACACAAACAGGGACTGACACTGATCTTAGTGGTTTGAATGGAGTGACAGGAGTGACTACTACGGTTCGTGGAAACCACACTACTTATACAATTGCTTCAACTCATTTTCTAGAGGTTCAAGGAACACTAAGCATTGATCCTGCCTATGAGACTTTGCAATTAATGAAGCAAGCGATAAACGCAGGCAGTGGACATGCACTCACAGTAACAGGCACACTGAATCTAGGTGTAAAAACTACTGCAAATGGGAAAGATAAATACTCAGTCGGTGTAGGAATTGATTTACCAAATGAGAATCTGACTGGTCAGATGTATCGTTTCTTTGGGATTTCGTTTGGTGGTAGCTCTACATTCTTATGGAATGGTGGAATAATTCGTACTACCGCAACTTTGCGAACTGCAAATGGGGCAACAGTCACAGTCAATAGTGGGATCTTTTATAACCTTGCAAAACAGGGATCATCCAACACAAACACATCTCAGTTCAGAATCGAGTCCTCTAATTCTACGAGTGATGCGAAAATAAACATTTACGATTTAACTTTCGATGGTGAAACTTTGGAGTCTAGGATTTTCACAAAAAGCGGATGGAATGTCGGAATTTTTAAATTTAAAAAAGGTGGATTCCAGAGTTATAATTCGCCATTTCCACCACTGACTTTTGAGAACTTTGACACTAGTCCAAACTTGCATGGCTTTGACATTATCAATGTTACGAGGGCACAAGCAGATGGGGAGACAATTACGATTGAAGGGTTCTCTGACAGACTAAGAGTCGAGCTTGATACTGGCAGAAATAATTTCATGTATCTAAAATGCGTTCGGCCAATAAGTTTAGTAGTCGAAGATTTAAATGGTAACCCATTAACCTATTCGTATTACGCTAAAGATTTAGATAGTGGAAACAGAGCATTAGGGCCAAAAAATCAAGATGATAGATCTGACAAGATTTACAATGGAGTCAACCAGACTAGCAATCTAGATGAAGATGTTTTGGTCGAGGTAATTAATTACATTAATAAGACCATCACCACTGATTCTCGCACAAATTCA